CAAGCTACAGTGGATGATTTGAAGGAGTACCTTCCTGGGGATTGCACCTTCGTACGTAATTTCACCGAAAGTGTTGGCAAATCTGAAGGGGTCTTGGAGGAGAAATTAATGGGTGATCCTTGGTTGAAGAGTGAGATTTTCTTAGGTCAGGATCCCGATATGCAAGACGCTGAGATGGCTGAGTTTGTGGAGCAGAATTCATGGTTCAAAACCCACCTGCCTAAATGTGAGAGAGAAGTTTTGAGATCTAGATGGGTGCACAGAATAATGGATAAGGCTGAGAGGGAGTACAAATTCCAGGGTTTAGTCACTGAACAGTTTTGTGATGAACACAGCAGGAATAAGGGCCAAAAACTCACCAATGCTGCAGAGCGGTTCGAAGCGATTTACCCAAGGCATAAAGCTTCAGATACACTCACATTTCTGATGGCGGTGAAGAAACGCTTGAGATTTTCTAAACCCGCAATTGAAACAGCGAAAATCAGGGAGGCTGAGATGTATGGTCCCTTCTTACTCAAGGAGTTTCTCAAAAGGATACCTTTGAAGCGACAGCAAAGGGCGGATTTAATGGAGGAAGCAAGGAGGGACTTTGAGATCAAAAAATGCAGCAAGAGTGGGGCAACGATACAAAATCATGCAGGCCGTAGTTGTAAGGATTGGCTGATTGATATGAGTATGGTCTTTAGCAAATCACAGTTGTGCACCAAATGGGGCAACAGATTTATAAAGGCAAAAGCTGCGCAAACCATTGTGTGCTTCCAACACGCTGTTTTGTGCAGATTTGCACCTTATATGAGATACATAGAGAAAGTCTTGACAGAGAATCTTCCAAAGAATTTCTACGTGCATTCTGGGAAAGGTCTGGAAGAGCTTAATGATTGGGTCATTAAATCCAACTTCACTGGGGTCTGCACAGAATCAGATTACGAAGCTTTTGATGCCTCCCAGGATCATTATATAATGGCTTTTGAAGTGGAATTGATGAGGTATCTAGGGCTGCCAAGGGACCTTATCGAAGACTACAAGTTCATCAAAACTCATCTAGGTTGCAAGCTTGGTAATTTCGCCATTATGAGGTTTTCTGGCGAGGCTAGCACCTTTTTGTTCAATACTATGGCCAACATGCTCTTTACATTCTTGAGGTATGAACTGAATGGCACTGAGGCCATATGTTTCGCAGGCGATGACATGTGCGCCTCAAAAAGGCTGCGCGTGAGTACAAAGTTTGAGGATTTCCTCAGTAAGTTAAAGCTCAAAGCAAAAGTGGATTTCTTGGAGAAACCCACGTTTTGTGGTTGGAACCTCACACACTTTGGCATTTACAAGTTACCTCAGCTGGTTTTTGAAAGGCTATGCATAGCTAAGGAGCGCAATGTACTGCGTGATTGCATAGATAATTACGCTATCGAAGTTTCTTATGCCTACAAGAAGGGCGAGCTTGCAGTTAACCACATGAATGAAGAGGAGTTGGAGGCCTTTTACAACTGTGTTCGCGTTATTGTGCGGAGTAGGCATTTGATGAAGTCAGATGTGGCTGAGCTCTTCCGCAATGCTTGAGGTTTAGGTGGTCACCATGTAGTTTGATTAGTATATGGATGTGTTATTTAACTGTTTAGAGTCGTGTGGTTTTACTAGATCAAGTGTGTTAGTGGGTAAACCTATCGTGGTGTTGGCAGTTCCAGGTGCCGGTAAAACAACTGCTATTCGACGTTTGCTGAGCGCAGATACAAGGTTTCAGGCCTACACTTTTGGCACCCCTGATTTTCCCTCCGTTACTGGAAGACATATCCGGAGCGTAGCTGAGAGGGCAGTTGCAGAAGATTGTGATTACGTAGTTGTGGATGAGTTTCAGAGGGGTGATTACCAGAGCCTAAAACCGTTTGCTGTGTTCGGTGACGTTTCACAGTTTTATAAAGCGGAGAACTTGTGCATACCTTCCAACTGGTTTAAAAGTCATTCCCATAGGGTACCGCTAGTCGTGTGTAAGTTTCTCCAACAATTAGGATTTTCTATTGAGGGTAGTGCCCCGGGGACGTTGAGATTTGAGAAGATTTTCGACGCAGAGCTTGAGGGAACCATCATAAGTTTCGACCGAGAGGTGCATGAACTTTTGTCTAGACACTCCTGTGAGCATAAGTCAGTTGATGATTGTGTTGGTAAAGAATTTGAAGTAGTGACGCTCATCCTCAGCAGTACTGAGATTGAAGATCAAGATAAAGCAAAATTTTATTGTGCAGTCACTCGCGCGCGTAGGTCATTGTTGATACTAATTCCAGAACTTTGCGAGTTACGATTGTGCGGTAATGCCTTTGACACCTCCGCCTGACCACAGTCAATCTTTTCTAGCTATCTCCATAGGAGCTGGATTAGCTTTGCTCATTTTCGCTCTTACAAGGAACACATTGCCTGCAGTTGGGGATAATATTCACAATTTGCCGCACGGTGGTTATTACCAAGACGGTACGAAACGTATCTTCTACGGATCACCAGGAGGGAGTAAGAGTTATAAGAACAGTTTGGACAGTGGGCCTGCACCGGCATTGCTTGTGGTGTTATTGGTAGCAGTTATATTCCTTTTAAGTCGTAACTCAAATAAACGTAGGTGCTGCTCACATGTTGGATAGTCGTTTGGTAGCACTATTTTTAGTATCTTTTGTGGT